AATACTGAGCAGGTTTGGCTTCCTGCACCTCATTGCCATCACATAAGATACGTATGTTTCGGATAATATCCTGTTGAACAGCATCCGCAAGTTGACCCGAGGTACCATATCCAGATGCTATACCTGACGTATTTGGAATGAAGGGTGCCTTTCCATATCTCCACCAATTTGTATAATTCGTCCAATCATTTCTAGTTGAGACTGCATCCGACCGTCTAGGAATTATAATGAGTCGCGGTACAGGATTATGCGTGTAAAGATCAAAGTACTGACGAGAACTATTATTAGGAAATTTATATGGTGTGACCTGTCTTACCATATAGTTCAAGGGCTGCAAGGCGAAGGTTTGACGTTCCTCATCCGTCAAATATATATAGGTCGCCTGTAGCCGTGGATTCAGAGGCCAGGTATTCATGGTGGGGACCGCATACCCAACATCCGTGAGATAATTACGAATATACATTCCATCTTCAGTATTTGTAGTATAGGAGAGATTACCAGATCGTATATTTGCAACCGATGTCTTTGTCTGAAATTCTGGACGAACTCTGTAACCCGAAGAATCTAGAACGGGATAGAGATCTTGAATGGGTCTCAAGGTTAGTTGAACTTCACATTCATGATATTGAAGTGCAATAAGCGGCAGCGATAAATTCGCATTCTGAGTAAACCAAAATGATAGCGGCAGTGTAATATCACGACCAGGAATGGATGGAAAGTTTGACTGCTGTCCAGTAATAGCAGGATCTGGATATACATTTGGATAAAATCCTGTAGTGCGCGTCACCGCATTAGCAATTCCGCCGGAGAATTCACCATTCGCAGGATCATAAAGTTCAGGAACATCACCCACCAACTTTTGCCATTTATTATATTGTGTCTCATCCTGATCAGTCAAGGCTGAAGCAATAATATAGTCACTATCAATCTGCTGAACCAAGGTACCCCCTACAAGAAAGGAAGCATCCTGGATGATCTGTGCACCGATATAGCGAACCCATTGGAACTCATATTGTGATCTGCCATTGAGTGGACCTGGTAAGAGTGAATTGAAATACTTACTATAGATATCCGGAAGTGTAAATGTGAAGTATAAATCTGATAGAAGATCTGCTATACGCTGAATTTTTGCACGGAGTTTAATGGGTTGATCAAAAAAGAGTTCCTGTGGTCCTTCAAGAGGGAGAGTCACTGATTCAAAGGAAAAATGACTATGTTTTTTCATCACCATGTAAAAATATGTAAAATCCGGGTTTCCACTTAGAATTACATTCTGCGAGCCGTAGGCCACAAGAATATATAAACCACCACCTGTCATCACGACTCTTCTTGTTCCGCTTAGTATAAAATTTAAGTGCCCCGCACCAAAATTTTATAGTATTTAATTCCACACTTAGGTTCCCTGCGCCGTTGTCCACCATGTGTCAGCCAAGTACGGCGTCAAGGACATATCGGGTGATGACATAACACTGGAAGGTCCCATACTCATGAGAGCCTGTATCTCAGTATAGGAGAGTGCATACGTAAAATAGAATACGCGACTCACCATTCCTGAGGCTGATCCACCAAAGACTAGGGAGGAATTGGCACCTGTCTCTGCAAACTCAACATCATTTGCAAGTGAGGTTGTGATTGACTTTGAGAGTGTAACTGTTCTGGGATTGAAGAGATAGATATCTCCATAGTTTTGGTAAGGGGGTGTATTCCCTGATAGAGAGACCTTCTGTTTCAGGCTGCCGTTGATATACGTATAGAGTTTGTTACCCTTACATGAAACGACCAAGTGAAACCACTTATCAACCGGAATATTCTCAATATCTGTCCAGTTATCCCAGGTATCATAGCAATTCATAAAGACACGGAGTGTATTTGAATCACCCCATGTGAAGATGCTAGGACCCATGAGAGGGTATGCACTGCTGTACCCCTTGTGTAGGATATGGAGTAATTTGTGATTTCCACTTGCATATGTATCAGACTTCAGGTAGATAAACATGGAATAACTGAATTCTATGCCGGAACGCTGATTCTTTGATATATTAGCAGTCTTAGCATCAGGATTGTTGGGATTCTGAATGGCTACCTGCATTCTAGATCCGGAAACATAGGTGTTCGGGAAGAGTTCTATGCGATCCTTCCACATGGAAGCAATAGACGTATAAATGAACTCAGCCGTAGATAGACCTAAATATAATAATACGACAACTGCTACACCGGTAAGAACCTGTGATAGTGGATCAGATCCTGTAAATGAAACACCTGTGGATTCCATACTCTCTATCTATCAAACATATGAAAAATAGGATTACCCAATTTTCATGTGTTTTTATTGATTTATTATTCTTTAAAAGATTGACTTGCCATTCTTAGTGATATCAAGACCAATCGCTCCAGGGCTCGTTAGAGCACTTAGGAACTTGCCCCACGAGGGTGAAAAGGGTCCATTCTGATAGTGCTTGTAGACCTGATCCGGAGAATATGCAAAATTCGCCGCACGAGTCATGCCAATGTATCCACCGAAGCCGTTGGGTCCGCCAAGTTTAATTGTCGCATTTGTTCCATCTACCTTGAACATACCATCAAGTACGCAACTACGAGATAGTTTGCCATCCATGTAAATATCAAGAGTACGCCCAGTAAGAACCGCCGTTATACAGACCCAGCGCTGCAAGTCAACCGATTCAATGTCGCACTTCTTGAAATCACCCGCCGTATCAGTGTAGGGTGTTGTTCCAGACTTGATTAGACCAACTTGCGCCGTATTTAAGATATTTGATGAACCAACGCTGGCTGAGCTATCATAACTTACGCGGATACCAAGTTTATTCAATCTCTGTCCTAGATACATAACCAAGGTCTGGAATCCACCCTCTGAAGGCCCGCCTCCTGATAGAGTTAGGAATACCTTATTATTTGATCTATTAACACCCCAGTTCGTGATATAAATCCACGTACTTATTGAAAACTCGCCGCCGCCGTAGAGAGGAGGTACATCTCCGTTACTAAACACAGTAGGGCCATCTGTAGACTTCGCTAATAGACCCGAGCTGTCATGACTGTAAACAACCATGTCTACCAACTCACCTGTCCCATTGAGCCATTTGTAGAGGTAATATAGGGCCACGCCAAAAATTACAAAGACTGCAACTGCAAACACCATTCCTGTAGGGCCTTGGGAGAGTGCTTCCATGGGATTCTATTCAGATAGAATAGTTTATGCGTAGGGACTTGACCAAGATTCCATTGGTCCTGGTGATCCTGGATTTGTCACCTTAGAGCAATTTCCGCCCGGGCAGAAGCTAAAATATGAGGTTAAAGTGTTAATATTGAAACTCGGAAGAATTGGAATTTTTCCAATTATATTTGGTGATCTATCTGAGGCAGTTGTTGAATTATATATATGGCGAATTTCATTCGTTTGCATTGGGTATGATGTTAGACTCATCATTGCAAGTGACCCTTTCATTCTTGGTGTACCAACACGAAGTGGCTGGGTTGAATCAAAATCTGGCATCGCCGTACACATATGTGAGACAGTTAGTTTTCCGTTGACATATATATTAAATTTTCTTCCATTTTTCACTATCGCAACATGTGTCCAGCGTTGAAGAGGAATATTTGGGATCTCAATAATCTCAGACTCTGTTACACCCTTGGTGTAAACTTCTAAAACAGCGGGGGCCGTACTATATCCTCTTCCAGCATCTGGAGCAACTAACATATTAAAACTCTGTTTTGATCCAATCTGAATGACTGTTGCGTATTCATTTCCTGAGACTGATGTACGATCTACAATTTCTGGAAATATACTAAATATGAGTGTAGACCCTGATGTAGAATTCCATGCGTTATTTAGATCTTCACTATTGACAACCTGAGCAATCGTAGATATATTTACTTCATCTGCACCAATCTTATTAGTCTGCTTAGGAAGAATTGCATATGCAATTGAGTAATACAACATATAGATTGAAAAGACAATCGCGATAGCCACAACAACCCAGATTGGCATTAAGCCTGTGTGATATATAACGTATAGAACGGCTAATCCTCCGAGTAATTCTCCTAGTTTAGCCCAAGGAACACTCATCTACCGTGGAGTACTTAAATTAAGTGTGCTACCCCGAAGGGGTATCGCATTTAATTTGTTCGGTTTTATAGGGTTAAAAATCATCCTTTGTTAATAAATCCGACATTCTACCCTTCATTTCTGAGGAAGATGCAGAATATCCAAAGGTTCTCAGATTCATGACCTGGATACCTCTAGAAAGTAGAACGCCGGCGGCCATAATATTTGCCGGTGCAAATATTACATCATTTGTTTGAGGTCTACGTGTAGATGCGCGGAGTTGACGTGTCATAACAAGGAGACCATTTAGATATCCTTCCATTGTATAAGGGGTCTTTACAATTCCAATTCGGAAAGGTGTATGAACAGGTACATTCTCAAAAATCACAGTTTCCTCTTGACTCGGTGTATCTGTTGTAAAAGATGTAACATAGGCTGTATTCTTTGTATTATCAAGCCATGCGATCATAGACGGTGAAGTTAGTGAAGATCCTGAAGAATAGAATATGCGCCTTGGATTTGCGCCATTTAGAGTCTGAGGATACGCGTCCTTAATAAAGACATCCATGGTGATACTATAGTTGGCCTGACCCTCTATGGCGGGGCTATAGAGAGCCTGCGGTATAGCAGTTCCAGGTGATGTAGATGTCGGTGCAGGAGGTGATGGACCAACTATAATGTTTGCAATTTCCCTTTTATCTGTCCAATATACAAGAGTTTTATCTGCGCCGGGTATTGGAATATACCCCTGACCACCTGGAACTCTCTGAAAGATCGGTGTTATCCACTGATCAACCGCAAGTAAAATTAAGGATATAATAAGAAAACTCGCAACAAGATACATTATAATTTGTACAATCCATGTACCAGGTAACGATGGAGGCAGAGGAGCAACACCAGTTGGTACTTGTACAGGTAGTTTCGGTGCAGATGCAACCTTTGTATTCTTTCCTAGAGTCTTTTTTAGAGTTTCATCAAGTTTTGCAATTCTTTCAGCACGACTTACGTCCATTCCTATTCTTCTCTAGTTTCTTTCCGCGCCTTTTTGCGTGTCAGTGTACCCGTTCTAGGATTATAACCGATTCGCTTATAGTAGGTCTTTGATTCGTTCGGATTACACTTTACGAGTTTTTCGCGTAGATAACATACGAAAGATAGACGACTATATAATTTATCAACTCCCTGAGTTCCAGTTTCTTTGTCATTCAAGTAAATATTTGGGATTGACTTATTAAAAGACTTGGCTTCATCATCTTCACGCATCTCAGTATTACAATGCCATTCGTGCACATCCATTGCTAAGAAATCTCCTGTTCTAAGATCAAACCCCACCTTGTACCGAGGAAAAAGTGTATACCCACCCTTATACTTGCCGCGCTCAATGACTGATAAATTTCCAAATCCTGCACGCAGATCTCCATCGTCCATGTGAAGTCCAGTACGAAAATTACGATTCATTGTGACTGATGAAAAAGCCGTATCTGCAATTTGGAATTGGGGTCGTGCATGGGCCTGCTTATACTGAGCTCTATAGCGATCAGGAACAAGTTTCTTAAACAAATCATCAATGGCTTCAATATATGGAATACCCGCCTTGTACTGATCAAAATATTTTTGCGTATAAGATGTCAGACGACAGGGTAGACCCATGAAGGGAGTCTGTTCAAAATAACCGAGAACACTACTAAACACGTTATTATTGACACGCATCTTACTGGTCTTACCATTCTGCATATAACGTGCTGACCATCCTTGGATAGCCGTAGGCTTTCTCTTAGTCCAATACTTACTCTTCAAGTCAATGGGTCCAGCCGCCGCACCACGATTTCGTGATGCAGATGCTGAGTTGTAGAAATTCTTCCATGCTAGTTTAACAACATCGTGTGGAATTACATTTTTGCGCAAACGCGCTATCAAACGCTTACCTTCGGGCGCGTCAGGGTCCTTTGCGTATATGTCAACATCCTCATCAAATATCGTATCAGCATCCTTTTCACTGAAATATGTACCTTCACGCGCCTTTAATTGGTCATCTGTTAGCTTCGCTTCTAAGATTACCTGTTTTACACCGTGAATCTTGGGTTCTCTTGCAGGCTGAGAAGGAAGTTGTAATCCATCAAATAAGTCCGCCTCTTCTACCGGCATTCTATCATGTGCCGGCAAAAAATTGAATGGGTAGGCCTCATTTGTGTCTAGTACACACAAAATGACGACTCCTACTGCGACGGTAAACTACATTGATATGGGTAAGATGATGACGGATATGCGGGTTCGTGTTCGTGTTGAGCCGCGTCCAGTGCTGTCAGCCGAGGAGAAGAAGGAGTGGGTCACGAGTCCGCGTAAGGCTGATGAGTGGCGCTGGATTAAGAAGGAGGTTTCAGCGGTCCCGTCATCACCTCCGTGGACGACCTTCTCTGGGCGTATTCACTGTCACAAGGACTCTTGGGTTGGTCGGTGCCTTGCCGAGGATCCGCGCAGTGGTCTGCAGCCTCTCGTTGATAAGGATAAGAAGCCGATTCCTGGCAAGGAGGATTGGGTGAATGGTCTGTGGACTGCGCCTGAGAACTGGATTGAGTGGGCCAAGGACAAGCCCTACATCCAGTAAAGATCTAAGAAGATCCACGAGGCAGATTCCAGTATAGGATTCCACCTAGAATTGCAGTGACCGCTACACCTGCAGCAACTCCCTTAAACATGGCCTGCTGGTCAGCCTCCATGAAATCCTGGGCTGTGACCACAGGAGTTTTTCCACGTGCACCAAGACGAGTATAATACTGGATGACTTCTGCTTGATTGTACTGACGCTTCCCTAACATCTGGTTGACCTCATTGTGGAGATCAACTGTCCACCGAAAGAGATCCTGGCGATTATCAAGCGAGGGTCCAATGGGCATCTTTACTAAATGTGACTTGTAATGGTCACGACAGATGGGACACGGGATTAAGATCTGGAGTGACTCAAAGAATTCCTTCATCGCCTTTTTTTCACTGTAATTTGGAGTCTGTGAATATCCCAGAGCAACAATGTGGATTGTATGCCAGAAAAAGGGGCCCCAGACTTCAGGTGGAATATGCATCTATCTAACAAGGTGAAAGACTCCTTCCAAGGCACCTAAGCCGCATTCCATTGTATATGTCAGGGGTTTTAGAACCATGTCATTTCATCAAAATCAAACACCGTGCTCTAACTGTGGGGGGTCCGGGCATACATTTCGTCAATGTCTAGAGCCGGTATCCAGTTATGGTGTTCTTGTATTCCGCTGGGTTGGTCGATCAGGCGTATGGCCACAGATAGGCGAATTATGTAAACTCGGGCGGTCTCAAACTGGACTGGCAAATTTAGTACCTGAGATTCTTATGATACAGAGAAAGGATTCTCTCGGATTTATGGATATTATGAGAGGAAAATATAAGTTAAATGAACCTGAATATATAAAGAAGCAACTCCGTGGTATGACGGCTTCAGAGCGTGAGAGACTTCTGAATGATGATTTTGAGAAGATCTGGCATGATCTTTGGGGATCAGATACAGAATCGTCACAGCGATATGCTCATGATAGAATTGTATCTAAACAGAAGTTAACAGAGTTGAAGGCAGGTATTGAGACTGCGAAAGGTGATAGTTACAACTTGGCCGATCTTCTCCGGCAAGAACCTGTAGTCTATACTACACCCGAGTGGGGATTTCCAAAGGGTCGTAGAGATCCGTTTGAATCAGATATTAATTGTGCATTTCGTGAATTATTTGAGGAGACTGGAATTTCTGAAGATTTGTTGTGGAAGGCAGTAAATGTTTCACCCTTTATTGAACAATTTTATGGATCAAATGATGTTCATTATAGACACTCATACTATATTGCACAGTACATTGGAAAGTCATCTGTCTATTACGACATGGATAACTCTGAAATGACAAAGGAAATTGGAAATCTTGCATGGAAGACTTTGGATGAGGCTCTCTTAATGCTGAGGCCTGAAAATATTGAGAAGAAGGGTATACTCGTACAACTTGCCACTCTATTAAGAAATTTTACGCCGGTACTTCGCGATTCACTTGTGGGAGAAAATACTGGAGAAGAACAGCAGGAGAGATATGTCTTCACTAGCAAGGCCTCCAGATCTATTGGCACGGCCACAGGAGGAGGAACCACAGGAGGAACCACAGGAAGAACCACAGGAGAAAGCCCAAGTGCCAAGAACCGCAGCGGAGGCAGTGGACGAGTGGACCAGCCAAAGAGATTTTTTGGAGCGAGACAAGTTAATAGCCGAATTTCAGACATACGAGGCACCTATCAAGGCGCGCATAATGAAGGACATCGGACACACACTAGGGAATCAGAGGGAAGTGGAGGGACTACTCTATCCTGATATAGATGATGCAAGTTTCCTCGCAAAACTTCTCGGTAAGCGTGAATTCAGAGAGTCCTATCAATCAAAAATCACAGATGACACATTAAAACATAACATATGTGAGGTTCAAGAATTTGAGTATACTTCTACTCAGCGATTTATTGCACAATTTATGTCACCCAATACGCCCTATAATGGAATGCTTCTCTATCATGGAGTAGGTGTAGGCAAGACATGTACCGCGGTTCTAACTGCTGAAGCCTTCTTAGAACTGAGTCCTAAAAATAAGGTCTTTATTCTTGCACCTCCTGCAATTCAACCCGGGTTTTATCGCACAATTTTTGATAGTAATCGTATTAAGTTTGGCGTAGAAGCCGATGATCCAAATCAGCACGAGGGTTGCACAGGAAATCGGTATCTAGAACTAACACAGACTCAGCTTGAGCGTAGTAAGAAAGATATTGAATTAAGAGTGAATCGTCTTATCAATAAACGCTATTCTATTATGGGTTATGTAGCCTTTCGTAATATGGTCCGTGATATTCTAAGTCAAATTCCTTCTACTCTTCCACCTGAGCGCAAGAGACAGCAGGAGACACGCCTCCTACAGAAGGCTCTTAGTGGGTCTCTTATTATCGTAGACGAGGCACATAATTTACGTGATGTTGCAGATGTTGATGATGAATCAGATCAGGCTGACGATATAGGTGGATCTGATGAGCGTGGAGATGCGGCAGGTGGTAAGAAACTTACACCCTTCTTACGCCAAGTCTTAAGAACCTGCGAGGGAAATAAATTACTCTTGATGACAGCCACTCCTATGTATAATAGTCACAAGGAGATTATATCACTCTTAAATTTTCTCCTCCATGTGGATCATGCGGATGAATCTGAAATGTTGCGTGAATCTGATTTGCGCTTTCATATGACGGCAACTGGTGAGCAGTTAACACCTGAATCGGAAGCACGCATTATTAAGGTTGCAAACGGTCACGTCAGTTTTATGCGTGGAGAGAATCCCAAAGCCTTCCCTGCTCGTCTTCATCCTGCAGACGATATAATGATTAAGACCTGGCCAGCGCATGCACCTAATGGCCGCACTGTCCTAGAGACTATTCAGAAAGAGGATGTTCTACGTCTACCTCTTGTAAAGTGTGAACTAAAGGGTGATACTCTTGCTGTGATGAAACATATGACTGAGCGTCTTGTGGAAGCAAAGGGTGTTGGAATTCGTACAATTGATACACTCTTACAGGCTGGCAATTGTATCTTTCCTGGAGAGGGTCTTGAGGGTCGCGTTGGAAGTGAGGGATTTCAGTCATGGTTCACAGCAAGACCTATTGCTGGAACCTTTGAAGGGACAAGACTAAGTATTCTTCCACAGTATACTCCAGCCCATGGAATCGATATTGGAGAGTATGATTGGATGACACTCGGCAAAAATTTACTTGGGTCCTTTTCTCCTAAGTTTAATCAGGTTCTTCAGTCCATTAAGACATCTAAGGGTATTTCCTTTGTGTACAGCCGCTTTGTAGAAAATGGTGCAGTGATCTTTTGTTTACTTCTGGAGGCGAACGGTTACACTGCGTGGGGACGCTCTGCACCGCTTTTCAGTAAGGGTGCTACAAGTCCTGGAGGACGGCAATGCGCCCTATGTGAGAAGAGAGAGGGTAAACATGCAGGAGACACTACACATAAATTTACTCCAGCATATTATGCTCTCTTAACAGCAAGTAGTATTGATACTGCGGATAGACAGTCACTTCCTCTCTCTCCAAACAATCCTCGAGTTGTCACAGCAGCACGTGATCTTGGAAACTCAGATGGGTCTAAGATCAAGGTCATTGTCGGATCCCAGGTCGCAGGAGAAGGTCTTGACTTGCGTGCTATCCGTGATATTCATATCTTGGAGGGCTGGTTCCACTTATCTAAGGTGGAGCAGATTGTAGGTCGTGGTATTCGCTATTGCTCGCACCAAGGACTTGACTACAAGTATCGGAATTGTACAATTAATCTATATGTAAACGTATTTCCAGAGGCCCTTAACAAGGAGACGATTGACCAGTACTCGTATAGAACTGCAATGAATAAGGCAGTTCGTGTAGGAAATGTCAGTCGTGCTCTAAGACAGGGTGCCGCTGACTGTAATTTGAATCGCGATGCGATCTTGGTGAGCGGCCTATCAGATGTTGAGATGGTGGACAGTCAGGGTAAGACTAGAATGGTTAATTTGAATGATCAGGATTATACACCAATCTGTGACTGGATTCGTTGTGAATATGAGTGTAAGCCAGCCATTTCAGTGAAGGCCCTTCCTGAAGACAATGGTACATATGATATATTTGCGGCACGTTTTGCAGAACAATCTATGATCACGCGGTTAAAGGCTCTACTAAAAGAGCAGCCCTGGTGGCGTTGGGAAGATATACAGAAGATATTTAAGGATATTCCAAAGGTTACCTTAACCAGTCTTCTCTTGCGTACGGTTGGAAATCCCTCTATTATCTTTGAAAACGGTAATCTACAAGGACATATAATATATCGGAATAATTTATTTATCTTTCAACCAAGTACAATCCAAGATCATGCGATTCCCTTGGCCTTCCGCTATGGACGATATCCTGTTAAGAGAGATTCCTATGAGCCCGCTACACTGACTGAGATGCCGGCTCCTGGTGTGACTATTCTAAAGAGAGCGGCCACCGCATTAGTACCAAAGGGCCCTGTTCCAGCAAATACCGCTGTAGAAGAAAATGCACCTGTAAGTTCCTTGGATATAACTCTTGCAAGAGAACTATGGAAACAGATTAATCTGTGGATTGATGCATCATTGAAAGATGATGCAACGCCGGCATCTATTGTTGAAAATATTCCAGATGTATTAACTAAGGCCATCTTATCATATCTCGGTGGAGATGTATCTAAAAAGGATAATTACGAACTCCGTCTTAAGAAGCTACAATGGTGGGGCCACGTTGTAGCACGTAGCGCAGTACCGAATGGACTAAAGGATCTTCGTCTAGTTGCGAGACAGTTTGCATGGGATTCATTCTTGAAGGGTTCTGAGCAAATACAGTTAATTAATGAAGGCGCGTATGCTGCAGACAGTGCTGGAAATGAACAATATATCTTTGCAGGTGAACTAAAGGCCTTGCGTTATCTAGATATTCCTACACGTGAGCCAGTCTATGTATGTGGTGACGGGCCTTGCGCTCCATCTGTATTACAGATCTTCCTATCATCCAAGACGGATGTCTTTCTAACAGCAGTTGCAAATCAACGTCTGACAGGTGCTCTCTATGGCTTCATGGTTCCGTGGGAGAATATAATGATGTTTAAGACAAATACGCCGGTGGCTGAAGGTAAGGTACCTCCTGGAGGTGCAGCGTGTTCAATTGTAAGTAACGTAGCAGGTCACAGAAAAAAGTTGACAGATCTTGGTGCTATTCTAGCACAACATTTTGGGGGAAATGTCTTTGATCTAACAGATTCAATCCTAACAGGATCCAGAAAGTTACAAGGTGCACCTAATTTTTGCGCCTTAATGGAAATTGTCATGCGCTGGATGGATGTTCGGCGTGCAGACTTCGGCGGGCGCAGATTCTTCTATAGACCGATATCTGCTTACTATTCAAAACACAGGTCTAAGAAATAAATTGCAAGCTACGCTAAAATTGACAGAATGAGTCTCACATACAAGTAGTACGCCAATGGAGTCCGAAGCATTCTTTCAAGAGAAGGTATATCTCAATCCCAAGGATCTAAGAAATGATATTACTTCTGTGGATGATATTCTACTGAAGAAGTTGAAGGAGCGTCTTGAGCAGAGATGCTCACCCCATGGCTACGTGCTGCCTGGTACTCTAGAACTACTTACGCGCTCGGCTGGTATGGTAGATTCCGGTCGGTTCTCAGGTGACTGGGCTTTTCTGGTGAAGGCGAAGGGAACCGTTCTCCATCCTCCAGAGGGCACCTCAGTTGAGGTAGAGATCCTTAAGAGTAATAAGATGGGTATTTATGCTGAGTATGAGAATGCAATTCGTATCATGGTTCCACGCGACCTTCATCTTGGTGATGAGGAGTTTGACCAACTCAAGGTGGGTGAGAGAATCCGCATTGAGATCCAGAAGTCTCGCTTTCAGTTAAAGGATCCCTTTATTGTCAGCGTGGGTATCTACAGAGGGCGTGCTGGACAGCCTACTCGGGTGGTCAACGCTGTACCGGCTGCACCGGTTGTTGCAGCCGCTGATGAGGCTGCTGATGAGCCTGCTGATGAGCCTGCTGATGCTGAGTCGGAATCAGATGCGGAGGAAGAGGGCGAGGAAGAGGCTGCAGCAGAATAGAATGGGTGACGACTACGAACAACGTAAGGAATTCTGTAAGGAAATGGGTACATTATCAAGATCCGAACTAGAAGAAGTATATCGTATATTACGCAGAGAGGGCGGTGATTTTAGTGAGAATTCCAATGGAATTTTTTTCGATGTCGCCGCGCTTCCGGCGCATATCTTTGAATCTCTGTGGAAGTTTCTACAGTTCTGCAAGTCAAATGCAAAGGACTTAGATGAGCGTAGCAAACTTGTTGCTGATATGGCTACGCAATAGTGCTAAACAGTCTAAAGTCACAGCGCGTACACTCATATAAGATGAGTGATATGTCAGAGATTCCCGAAAGTTTGATCCAGATTTGTGAAACACATCAGGATCGCTCTTTTCATGTCGGCCGTAAAACGAACAATCGCACCGGTGCAGGCACCGCTATGGATACACAGGAGCAAACTCCTCGGTGGAATCTTACAACTCATACACTACAGCCTCGGCACCCTCTCGCTGCATGGATGTGGTTTAATGATCCTTTGTTCCGTGTTTCTCCTGCTCCTCTCAGACAGAGAATGATCTTGGATGCAACCACCGAGTGGCAGCAGCGATGTGCGACTCTCGACTTTCCCCGTGTCCTCAGCAAGAAGAAGGCCTTGGAGGGATTCGGTGCCTTGAAGCCAGATTCTCAACAAAGTAAGGCGGCTATGATCGCAATTGAGCGTTATAATACTGATAATCCACTTCTCTGGATTCTTTGGAATGATGAGGCTAAGACAGTGAGTTTTCTGGATGATCGCGCCTTCCCTCGTGAGGGTGGCTATAAGCAGATCTGGATTATGCGTGAACCCCAGTGGGATCGCCTCTGGGATGCGAGCGAGTGGTCGGCTGGCGATCTTGTATCCTGGCTACAGGCTCAGGAGGAGAAGTCATTCAAGGTGGAATGGCCTCTTGAACCGGCAACCTCTACTATCAAGTCTATGGCTGCAGAATATGAACGGATGGGATTTTCTTCAGCAGGTCTATCTAAGGATGCACTACGTCAGAAGATTGGGCGTACAAAGGCTATTCGCGGGCTTTTAGCAGGCTGTGCCTAAATCTTTTAGCAGGCTGTGCCTAAAGTTGAACTCGCAACCCAAAGCAGAGACAGTACACCATGGATATCCGTAAGGCTGAGTTAGACCAATTGACGCGTCTAATTCAGGAATGGATTGATCATCCTGACCAGGAACTAGAGGCGACCTTTGGTATTGCTGGCCAAGTGAACGCAACGACCTTTGAGGCGATTGGTCGGCGTCTGAAAAATCGCGGATACACATCTGTAACACAGGAAGACAAATTGAATATCATCACACCCAAGCATGTTCGGATCTCCCTCAGTGGTTTAGGAGTGATCCAGCAATATTGTCGTGATGATAGACTCGCCGGTAAGAAGTTTTCCGCCATGATCAAAGATAAGACTGTTAGAGATTCGACCCTGGATCTTGAAGAGTACCATGTCCGTATAAAGTCACGCCGCGAGCGTGAACTGGGTGAGAAGGATTCAGAAATCTCAGAAGTTCTTGACCAGTGGACAGGTCAGCAGAAGGCCTTCCGCCTCCTCCGGCGCTGGACATTTCGTGGGGACGGAATTCGCTTTGATATGTCAATGGTTCGCCAGACACTCCGAAACACACGCGGTGAATATCGCTGGGTCACCAAGTTCACTCAGCAGGATATTTCAAAGGAGGCACCTGTCTACGAGGTGGAGGTTGAACTCGAGCGCATGGAGGGTGACACTGCAGAGAAGGCCATCCAACGCCTCATCAAGGGTGTAGGCGAGGTTCTCCGTGGCATCCAGAAGAATTCACTTCTTATTCGTGAGTCAACGAAGCGCCAGGTTCTCTCAGGATTCCGCGGTCTAACGAAGACAGATCGTTTCCGCGGTGCATCTACACGCACACTTGAACTAAAGCATATGGTTGCTGCTATAGAGCCAGATACTCCTAACATTCGGGATGGCTACAATGTGACCGATAAGGCCGATGGCCTGCGTACGATGGGTTACGTCAACGAGGCTGGTCACCTTTACTTGATTGATGCAGGTCCGAATGTCTATGAGACAGGTCTTCAGGTGGAGGGCTGTGCGAACTCGCTTGTAGACGGTGAGTGGATTACTAAGACTGCTGCGCACGAATCTATTCACCAATATCTCATCTTTGACATCTATTATGTGCCAGGCGGGCGCGATGTACATAAGTTACCATTCTATGATGCAACACCTGGGACTCCTCAGCGCTACAATGAAATGCGTGCCTGGGAGAAGACCTGGAACACAGCGCCAGGTCCGAAGGAGGTTATTAAGGGTCTTACTCCCAAGACAAAACTCCTAGTCAGCACAAAGAGATTCGCCTTTGCGAAGGGTTCGGAGATCTTCTCTGCTGCAAACAAGATTCTTGATACGCCCCGCATTTATGAGACAGATGGCCTCATCTTTACAAAGAATTCTACACCAATTCCCGATCAGCCCCAGGGGGACTTCAAGGAGCAGATGAAGTGGAAGCCTCCGAAGGATAACACGATTGATTTCATGGTAGTCACGGAGAAGATTCCTGGCACATCCATTGACACTGTACACAATGGCTTTCACCCGTCTTCAGGCAAGGAGATACGCTACAAGGTCCTTCGTCTTCATGTGGGGTCTCGTGATGATCCTTCCAAGACTAAGCTCAAGCCGCGCGACATTGTACTCCAGGCCGCACCTCTTCTGCCTGCACGTGGCTCAAATCAGTATCGCCCCGTTCTCTTCCAGCCAGAGGATTTCCCCGATGACCAGGCGAATGTCTGTTATATTGAGGTGAAGACTGACTTGGAGACGGGTGATGAATACGCGTACTGCGAGAACTCCAACGAGCCCATCACCGATAAGAGTATCGTGGAGATCTCCTATGATCAGAGCCGTCCTGCTGGATGGCGCTGGGTTCCCAAGCTAGTGCGCAAGGATAAGACTGAGCGTCTTCTACGTGGCGAGCTTGGTCGCACACTAAATTCCAACGAGACGGCGCAGAGTGTATGGAACTCCATTCACGAGCCTGTCACGGCCTCCATGATTCGCACGGGTTCTGAGGAGCCTGCTGCGGATGAGATCACCTTTGTCTCGGCGATTGAGAAGGAGCGCCAGGCCATCACAAAGCAGTACGCGGATCGCACGGCGCCTGAGAAGGATCTCGGGCGCGTGGGTCCTCTCCGTGACTTCCACAATAAGTACATTAAGGAGGTTCTTCTCTATAGCGGGGTGATGAACAAGCCAGGTCTCGGCTTGATTGATATCGGCGTAGGTGTTGCGGGTGATATCCAGAAGTGGCGTCGCCAGAATGCTAGTGCTGTTCTCGGCATCGATATCGCGGGCGACAGCATTAACAATCAGTATCGTGGTGCGTATCAGCGTCTCTGGTCTACAATGGTGCGTAATGGGCGAGAGGCTGTTCTGCCGATGGCCTTTGCAATCGGTGATGCGAGCAAGAACATGGCAACAGGTGATGCGGCGACGACGGCGGAGGATAAGACAATTCTCCAGAGTATTCTAGGTAAGACGCGCCCTGAGGGGGTTGTACCTCCCTACATTCAGTCGGAGTTGGCTGGGCGTTTCAAGACAGGTGCAGACATCATAAGCTGTATGTTTGCGACTCACTACTTCTTTGAGTCTGCAGAGAAGTTCAATGGATTCCTAACAAATATTGCTGAGAATCTCAAGGTGGGTGGTTACTTCATTGGCTGTTGCTTTGATGGTGAGAAGGTCTTTGAATTCCTCAAGGGTCGTGAGAGCCGTCAGGGGGTGGAGGGTGATACGCTTCTCTGGAAGATTACACGGAAGTATGAGGCTGATGAGATTCCCGCGGGCGATGAGGCCTTCGGCATGCCAATTGATGTGGAATTCATCAGTATTGGTCTACCTCACCGTGAGTACTTGGTGCCCTTCAAACTTCTCGTAGAGAAGATGAATAGTATTGGTTGTGAACTCTGCTCGGCGGAAGACTTGGTTAGCACGGGCCTCAAGAGTTGTACAGAGATGTTTAGTGATAGTCATGCTGCTGCAGCGAGAGCGGGACGGAAGTTTCCGATGACACCGGCTGTTCAGCAGTTCTCTTTCCTCAATCGGTGGTTTATCTTCCGTCGGCGTGGCGAGGCTGCACCCGCGTCAGTGGCTGAGGGTTCTGCGGAGGCTACTGTCGCTGTTGGCAATGCTAAGCCACCGGTTGGTGCTGTAACGAGTGAGGAGGTTGCGGCTGAGGTACAGGCTACAGCGGCTGCTGCAGAGGCTACTGCTGCTGCTACTGCTGTGGCTGCGCCTGCAACCGCAAAGAACGGAAAGCGTGTCTATGCGCCTGCTGAACTTCTTCAGTTCAGCCAGGATGCCGCCGCCCTTGATCGCCTCAAGATTGGTGATAAGTTGGCGCTTCGCTGGATCTCACCTGGTTCTCCCTTCGCAATTCAGGATCCGGTCACCGGTGGCGCTGGTGCGGCGAATCAGGTGGAGACCTATCCATCCCTTGAGCACTTCATGGCAGGGATGCGCTACAAGATTGCAACGGATAAGCCAGGGCTTGCGCAGAGTATCTTCGGCCCACAGGGGTCCATTCATCAGAAGTTCCTCAGACAGCGTGCTGCTGAAATCGGAGTCGGTGCGGGTGCGAAGCCTCTGACGGATGAGCGCGATGCTAAACTTCTTGTAGATGAGTTGAAGGAGGTACACAATGAGATGCGTGCAGTGGCTATGAAGAAGTGGAAGGCAGCCTTTGATCAGGCTAAGTGGGATGGTGTCAAGGATGATCTTCTAAAGGAGGCTGTCAGACAGCGCTGGGAGAAGGATGCACGCTTCAGAACCATTGTGGAGGCTGCAAAGCAGCAGGGTAAGACTCTCCTCTTCTACACGGGTTCAGCGAGCAGTGAGTATGGTGGTAAGCGTACACAGGAGGGCTATCTAGAGGGTGAGAATAAACTGGGTAAGGCGATGATGGAAATTGCTGGATTTGAATAATCTAAAGCCCGACCCATATACTAACATGTAGAGCATGTTTCCTGAGAAAGAACGTCATTGGATTACAGGAAAATATGAAAATACGATTTCTTATGATTCCTGGAATCAATGGATTGAGACTATGCTTTATAAATCATGGCCTTATAGGCCCTTTGTCTGGAATATACAGGATACAGATATAATAAATGGTCTCTATAATATACAAATCCTGTATGCACCTAGAAGTGGAGAATTTAAGATTATATGTATTTTTATTTCTATTAGTCGGTGGAATGAGGATGAGATTCGCATATGGCTCAAGGAACAAGGGTGGCTTTCAATGTGAAAATTGACTGGTAAAAATGACATAGTTCATGCATATAAAATGCCTGAACCATGGCAAACGTTGGGATTTCTGAATGCTCATCCACGAGATAAGGAAGTCCGCTTCGTAGAGAAGACCCATACATATTATGTGAAGGGATCTAGTAAGGGAATCGTGTCAACGACTGGTTTTGTCCACGCCTTCTTTCCCCACTTTGACCCCCACGCAGTGATTGCAAAGATGAAGGCATCCCCCAAGTGGCCCGAGAGTAAATATTTCGGAAAGACGGACCAGGAAATTGCTGATACCTGGTCGTCATCAGGGAAGGAGGCATCTGGAGCAGGTACAAATATGCATCTAGCCATTGAGCAACATCTGAATGGTGCTCTCGTGCGTATTGATCCTGCTGTAAAGGCAACAAAGGAGTGGGAGTATTACATGAACTTCTGGGAAGATATTAAGGAGACCTTTGATCCCTATCGTACAGAGTGGGAGGTCTGGGACGAGGAGTATAAGTTAACGGGTAGCATTGATATGGTCTTCAAGCGCAAGTCCGATGGTGCGTATGTAATCTACGACTGGAAGCGTAGCAAGGAGATCAAGAAGGAGAATGACTGGGACACCGGTCTCGGTCCAATGAGTCATCTACCCAATGCGAATTACTGGCATTACACCCTACAGTTGAATGTATACCGCTGGTTCTTAGAGAGGCACTATGGCCTCATAATTGTTGATCTATGTATTGTGATTCTACACCCAAATAATACAAACTATCAGTTGTATCATTTGAATCTTATGGATGATGAGATTCAGAGTATGCTTGATGCACGCAAGCGCTCTCTAGATGCTGGCTCTACTGAGCCTGTTCTGTTTGAGCCTGAGCAGACTGAGTGTCTACTGGAGGATGATTGACCGTCGTCTTGAGTTTCTCCAAGTACAGAATCCCATCCATGAGTTCTTCCTGGGCGTGCTGTATCCAGTCTAATGTCTTGAGATCTGTACGATCCAAGGTGACTCCGTACTTTTTCTTTCCCATTGCTGCACGATCCAAGAATTTCTGAATCACTGCTG